GTTACCGCACGCGGCGACCTTTTTTTAGTTACAAGTTTTGAACTTTGACGAGGTGAACAGGTGACGGAGACGAAGAAGCCTCGCGCGCGAGCCCGCCCGCGCACGGGCGCGAGCCACGACGAGGCGGTAATCCACTTCGGAATATCGAGCTCGACGTTCAGCGCGTGGGGGAAGAAGGCCTGGGTGGTCCGCTTCCCTGACAGGTCGATCGACATCGAGGCCACGGCCGCCCGCGTCGACACACTCAAGGACCCGCGAAGGGGCGGCAAGCACGACCGAGGCACTAACGCCAAGGCCTCCACGCCATATTCAGGCAACCCGGAGGACATCGACGAGTCGGCGCCAGTCCCCGAAGACGTCGACATGACCGAGGCACGCCTGCGAAAGGAGCACTGGCAAGCCGTCAAGGCCGAGTGCGAAGCTCGCAAGCTGCAAAAGGAGCTCGTGGTACTCGTTGACGCCAAGCGCATCTACTGCGCACAGGCTGCCGCGGTGGTGTCCGCACTACAGGCCGTGCCGATCCGCGCCGACTCGAGGCTTGACGGAGTGACCAGCAGTCACGAGCGCCGGACGATCATCCGTGACGAGATCGAGTCCGCACTCAAGGGGATGCCAGATGAGCCACCTGACCTTCGATGAATCCGCATCAGCCCTACGCGCGGCCCTGGCCAAGTCATGGGCGCCACGGCCTCGCCTGTCCGTCTCCGAGGCAGCAGAGCGCCACCTGTACCTATCAGCCGAGTACAGCAAAGAGGCTGGCTACGCATCCTTTGACCGCTACTGCTACCTACGAGAGCCCATCGACCGCCTCGGGCCAGACGACCCCGTCCGCGTCGTTGCGTTCAAGGGCCCGATCCAGGGCGGCAAGACCATCATCGGCCAGGCGTGGCTCACCTACATCATCGCCGAGGACCCCGGCCCAACGATCTTCGTCACCGACACAGACACCAAGGCCAGGATATTCAGCAAGAAGCGTATTGACCTCATGGTCCGCGATGACCCGACGCTCAACGGTCTAGTCTCTGACGAAACGTCAAGGACAAAGGGCAACACGATCCAGTTCAAGACCTTCCCTGGCGGTGACATCAAGCTCGTTGGGGCCCAGAGCGTCACTGGACTGACGTCCGATACCTGCCGCTATGCCATGATCGACGAGGCCGACGACCACAAGGGAAACGTCTCCTACGCTGGCTCGTCTATCTCCCTGGCCATGGGCAGGCAGACCACCTATGGCGACATGGCGAAGACCGCGATCGTGTCGTCACCGAAGGTCAAGGGCGACTCAGAGATCGAAGCGTGGTTCCTCCGCGGGGACCAGCGCATGTTCTACGTCCCATGCCCGCACTGCGGAGAGTACCAGATCCTCGAGTGGCAAGACGAAGAGACGAAAGAGCAGCGCCTTGTGTGGGACCGCGGGGACCCGTCGTCTGCCCGCTACCTCTGCGCACACTGCGGCCATGCGATCGTCAACGCAGACAAGAACAAGATGCTCCCGGCCGCCGAGTGGCGGGCGACGCGCCCTGACCTTGGGGAGGCTGGCTTCGTCACGTCCTACGCGCTGAACGGGCTCTACCTGCCCACGGGTTCATTCTCCTGGCCTGACATGGTCCGGCAGTGGGAGTCAGCTGTAGCCAGGTCCAAGGCCGGAGACACAGACGAGCTCCGCACTTTCGTCAACACCAGGCTCGCCAAGACCTTCGAGCCGCCGGCGGATGCAGTCGATGCCACGTCACTAGCGTCGAGGGTTGAGCCCGAGTGGGGTGACATCCCGAACGGCATCACGGTCATCGTCATCGGGGTAGACGTCCAGAACGATCGCCTCGAGGCCATGACCTGTGGCTTCGGCGCTGGCTACGAGTGCTGGATCCTCGACTACAACGTGATACCGATCGACCCGCTTGACGCCGCGGCGTGGAGCGCGCTCGACGCTATCAGGATGCGAGAGTGGGACTTCCAGGACGGCCGCGCCATGCGAGCCAACGTCATGTGTATCGACCGCCAGTTCAGGACGTCAGAGGTGCAGGCCTACGTCAGGACCCGCAACAACGCCCACGCGACTCGAGGACAGGGCGGCAACGGCAAGCCGATATGGGATAAGAAGCCGAGGAAGGGCGGGCGCGGCAAGAACGAAGGCCGCTTCAACGTCGTAGGCGTAGACACTGGGAAGGACGTCATCTTCTCCATGCAGAAGACAACGCAGCCTGGGCCACGGTTCCTCCACGTGCCGGAGGACGTAGTCAAGCGCAACGACGACATCTTTGACCAGCTCACAGCTGAGAAGCGAGTCAAGATCAAGGTCAGCGGAAAGACGCAGTGGGTATGGAGGAAGAAGGTAGAGGGCCGCCCGAACGAGGCTCTCGACACGCTGAATTACTGCCTAGCCGGGGTCCACCTGCTCATCGCCAGCGGAGTCCAGCTGAATACGCACGTCGCCAGAACCTTGAAACAATCAACTCCGCGTGATAAAAGCAAGGTGGCGCAAAGCGTCGAGCCAGAGCACGAGACGCCACGTAAGCGCAGCAGGCGCGGCTCGAGCAAACGCGGCGACCCGTCTGGCTGGTTCAGCGAAGGCGGCTCACTGTACGACTAGGAGACACCATGGCATTCACCTCCTCTGACCTTGCCAAGCTCGAGGCAGCCTACGCCAGCGGGGTCCTCGAGATCACGTCGGCCAGCGGGAAGAAACTCAAGTACAATTCGATGTCAGACCTGTGGGACGCTATCCAGCGCCTTCGCAACGAGCTTCGCTCTCCGTCAAAGCGTCACATCGGCGGAGTATTCGCCTGGAAGCGCAACGCATAGAGGCACGTCATGGACTTGAGCTTCCTCGATATCTTCCGCCGCACACCAAAGCCGCAACCAGAGAAGACCACCGGCCGCAGGGCCTACGACTCCGCATCGAGCGGCTACCGCACTGACGGGTGGGTCACTCCATCCACCGACGCGAACGCCGAGGTAGAGGCCGGTCTCGTCACCACGCGCAACCGCAGCCGCGACGCCTACCGAAACCAGCCAATCTATTCTGGCGCCGTAGACAAGATGACAGACAAGGTCGTAGGAACCGGCATCAGGCCGAACCCTGCAACCGGGGACAAGGGTCTCGACAGGAATGCCGTCAAGCTGTGGGACAAGTGGAGCCGCGTTTGCTGCCCAGGGAGCAGGTCAACGGTCTACGCCATGGAAGCACTGCTCTGTCGGTCGCTCGTCGTGTCTGGAGAAGTCTTCGCACGCCCGCGCTGGCGCTCGCGCGACTCCATGCCGGGGCTACCGCCTGTCCAGATCCAGGTACTCGAGTCAGACATGCTCGACGACACCATGACGGAGTCCAAGCCAAACGGCTCCGTCATCATCCAGGGCGTCGAGTTCAACGCTGCCGGCCAGCGCCGCTTTTACTACTTCTACAAGCAGCACCCGGGAGCCATGCTCATCGGCACTGGCCTGTACGGAGAGCGCGCAAAGGTGGCGTCTCGTGACGTGCTGCACCTGATGAAGGAAGACCGCCCTGGGCAGGTCCGCGGGACGCCCATAATGCAGAACGTGATCTCTGGGCTCTACGACCTAAGCGGCTACATGGACGCCGAGCGCTACCGCGCCAAGGGCGTAGCGTCCATCATGGCTTTCGTCGAGGACGGCAACCCTGACTACGGCGATCCGGTTGGCGTCGATGGCGTGGCTCCTGCGTCTGACTCTAGCGGAGACCTCGTCGAGGACGCCAACGGCAATCCTATTGAGCAGCTTCGGCCGGGCTGGATCGCGTACCTGCCAGACGGCAAGACGATCAAGCTGAACAGCTCGGCAGTCCCGTCTGGCGTCAGCGACTACATCTCCGCCCACATGCACGAGCTCGCCGCGGGCACCCCGCTGTCCCACGCCAGTTTCTCCGGGGACCTACAGGGCACAAGCTTCGCGTCCATCAAGTTCGGCCTCACTGAGCAGCTCACCGCGATCCGAAGCTTCCGCGAGCAGGTCTTCATCCCGCTAGCCCTTGACCCGATCTGGGCGTGGTTCGTTGACGCGGCGATAGCCAACGGCTTGCTGCCGGACAACCCTGCGCTGTATATGCCAGAGTGGTCGCAGCCGATGGTCGAGAGCGCCGACCGCCTGAGCGACGCCAAGGCAGCGCGCATGGAGATGCGGAACACCACGCACTCTCGCCGGGGAATCATCGCGGGCAACGGTAAGGACCCTGACGCCGTAGACGCCGATATCCGCTTGGACATGGTCAACCGGCAAGAGAGCGGGAAAGACCCGCTCATCGTCAGCGACGGCGACCCATCCCAGGTATCTACCTCCGGTCTATTCCAGCCAGGCCTCGAAGACGACTCCTCCTCCGAGTAACGTTCCGTTACACATATTCCTTGACAGTCGTATCGATTCGTTACACTGTAACGATATAGAACACTCCTGTGAGTGGCTGAATGGCTGATCGAACGAACGAACTTGCTGAGCTTGCCGAGAGCACTCGGGCCATGTCCGTTGTCCCCGACACGTGGGACGAGAAGGACAACTCGGTAGAGGTAACGTTCTCTGCTGGAGCCCGCGGCAAGAAGTACGACTGGCGCACCGACACGGCCTACATCGAGGACTTGCCGATCCGTGGCATGATCCTCGACACGCTGAACGAAGGCGCCCACGTACTTCGCAACCACGGCCTGGACTCAGGCGGCCGACCTACCCTTAAAGATGTATTCGGCGCTGTCGTGCCCGGCTCTGCCAGGGCGATCAGCGACACAGACGCCCGCGCCCGCCTGCGCTTCTCGAGGGGCGCGTCAAACGCAGAGCTAGTCCAGGACATCAAGGATAGCATCGTCCGCAAGTGGTCATACGGCTACGTCAAGCGCGGGCAGCCTATTATCTCTACCGACAAAGAGACTGGCCTCGAGGTCAGGACTTGGGAAAACCACGAGCCTTTCGAGATCAGCGCTACGCCTGTCCCGTTCGACAGCGGAGCCAGCACACGCAACGCACAGCCCGAAGCACGGGCGCAGCGCACCCAGGAGGACGTCATGACCGAAGATGAGAAGAAGAGGGCCGACGAGCTCCGAGCCAAGGAAGACCGCGATCAGCGGGCCATGGACATCGACGCCGCTCGCGCCGAAGGTCGCGCCGAGGGCAAAGCGGAGGGCACCACCGAGGGCGCCACGTCCGAAGCCACCCGCACCAAGGACATCCGAACGGCGGCCGGCAAGATCGGTCTCAGCGACCACGAAGGAGTCCGAGCGCTCATCGAGGACCCGACGATCAGCATCGACGACGCCCGCTCCAAGTTGTTCGACATCAAGGCCGAGGCCGACAATGCCCCCGAGAACGACACGCGAGTCGTGTTCGGCTCCGACGGCACGGACAGTTCCAAGCGCACCGCGGCGTTGACCGATGCCCTGGCGTATCGCGCCAAGCCTGACCTCGCCGAGGCCAACGAGGGTGCCAAGCACTTCCAGGGATTCGGCCTGCGAGAAATCGCCCGCGACTGCGCCAAGCGCGCCGGTCACGACGTTGAGAGCATGGGCCCGTCGCAGTTGTTTGAGGCCGCGATGAACATGGGCACTCGCGCCCACTCTACCAGCGACTTCCCGCTGATCCTCGCCAACGCGGTCAACAAGAACTTCCGCACGGCCTTCGCGCAGGAGTCGCTGAACTTCGCGGACTTCGCCGGCCGCCGCGTCGTGTCGGACTTCAAGGAAGTGAAAGAGATTCAGCTCGGCAACTTCACCACCCTGCCCGTCGTTCCCGAGGGAGCTGAGATCAAGTACGGCACCATGGGCGAGCTCCAGGAAGTCTGGGCGGTGCTCTCGTATGGCGAGCGCTTCGGCATCACCCGCCAGGCAATGATCAACGACGACATGGGCGCGTTCGGCACCATCCCGGTACGCATGTCCTCGATGGTCAACCGGACGATGCTCGACGTCTTCTGGGCGCTGTTCACCGCGAACGCGAACCTCAGCGACGGTACGGCGTTGTTCCATGCCGACCACGGCAACTACACCGCGGCCGGTTCCGGCGGCGCTCCGAGTGTCACCCAGATCGGAAACGGTCGGCTGCTCTTCAACACCCAGACCGACATCAACGGCAACCCGCTGGCCCTGTCGCCGACGCACATCATGTACCCCGCGGCGCTCCAGACCACCGTCGACCTGCTCCGCGGACCCGTAGCTCCCACCGAGACTGGAAACGTGGTCCCGGGCTACATCAACGGCCTCATCCCGATCTGGGAGCCCCGCCTCGACAACGACTCCAAGGTCAAGTGGTACATGGCTTCCAAGATGTGGGAGAGCGTGGTGTATGGGTTCCTCGCTGGCCAGGAGGCCCCGCGCTTCACCAGCCGAGAGGACTGGGACCGTCAG